CTTGATACCAGCCAACCTTGATCATTGGCGTATCGCCATTTTCACCGAAACCGCTTTGCAAGTCGTTTGTGGTTGGCGCTACTCCGACATTTAATTCACTTATAGACGCACCACTGTGATCTGTTTGAAGCCTATAGTATCTATAAGCAGTTGTATTAGTAAATTTAAATCGACTAAATTTTCCTTCATTGTAATCAGTGTTTGTAAATGACCCTAAATTGCCGAGTGATGTCCAGTTTGAGTTATCGTTTGAACCAAGAGCCTCAAAACCTTGAACTGCATTATATACAGTTCCAGACTGTGCTTGTGGAGCAATGTAGTAAGCATTTACAACAGTAGCCGAACCCATATCCCAAGATATATTTAGAACACCGCTTGTATAGGTCATGTCGCTATTATTGGTATCAATCGTTCCATTATTTATTTTAGATAATGGATAGCTGCTATCAATGTTAGAATTTTCGTCAGTAAAAGTTTTGCCTACCAAAGACGTTTGGGTATCGTCAGTAGCGGAAAAATTATGTGCAAATAAATATGCAATATATGATCCACCATTTGTATTTAAAACACCACCAACGTTGAAAGCTGTAGAACTTGGCGCATTGTTTGCAGTATTTGCAAATGCATTTTGGCTGTTTAATTTACTGTAATCGTTTGTACCGTCGATTTTGTCAGTAAAAACCCACCAATCGCCACTTGCGTCTGTGCGTTTTATAAAAACTAAGGCTGGTTTGACGCCCAAATTATGTGAGACTGCTTGCTCGTTTGCGCTTGATCCACCATTTCCAGAGTAGCTGATTATGTCCATGAAACGTTCTTTTTTTAAAAAGCTCCAAGCAACATGTTGATAGCTACTATTATTAACCTGACCGTCAGACGTGTACATTTGAAGGCCATTACTATTGAAACTATAATTTTTTTGAGTAACTGAACCTTGTGCGCCACTATCATTAGGAAATAATTCATAATCAGCGCCTCTAACTGTATCTATAAGAGCGTGACCATCGGTTTTATTTCTAGCCTTTATCCACACCAAACCACCATCGCCAGTAGTAGAAGTAAAAGATGTAGAATGTGCGGCTGTTGGGGGAGTGAAATTACCAGTGTAAACGGCTTTACGACTTAATCTAAAATCATCTATTCGACCATCAAAACGGTAGTCATCATTGCTACTTGTTCCCCAATGTGTTCCTAGTTCTAATTGCTTAAAACCAAAACAATTATCATAAAGATTTATCGTTGATTTTGAAGTACCATCAACATAAAGCGTTAGGTCAGTATCCTGTCTGACCAAAGCGATATGGTACCAAGTATTAGCAGCAATTGTACTAGATGGCGTATTTGCGCTGCGCCCACCACTATTGTTAGGAGAGTTCCGCGCTTGAACACCAATTTCGCCACTCGTAGTAAAGTACATGCCTACTGAGTAATCGGTATAATCGCTAGGATTACCTATATTCATTATACCTTTTAGAGCATCTAGGTCATCTAACATTAACCAGAACTCAATAGTGAAATCTCTATAACCTAGTAATATACTTTCATCGTCAACAGTTATTGTAGCTTGACCATTAAACCTTAACGAACCAGTTCCGAACTTTTTTGTTCCAGTATCTACAGTAACACCGTTGACAGTAGTTGTTAAACTATTTGGCCCACTATCCGACGTATTATCTCCAGTTAGTAATACTGAGACTTTTTCTTCAGTATCGTCACCTAAATTTAAATTAGCGTTTACTGTTTGTCCGATGCCAGTACCGTCATAAACAAAAGTATGAAAAAGACTTTCAACGTCATTAATGCTAGAACCGCTTGCTGCCGCCGTTCCAGCCGCCGCTTGCAGTAGTTTTTTCTTAGTGCTCATTCGATTATCCTAATGCTTGCCCAGCCGTAAATCCGTACCAGTTTGTTCCACCGTCTCTTGTGTAGAATACAAACACATCTTTTGCTGAAGCAGTAGCAGTCAGAGTTGGAGCTGTTGCGCTTGGGTAGTCAACGCTCGAGGGCCAAGTTACAGTATAACCGCTCGCTGAGGCGTCTTGGATAATCTCTAGACTAAACGAAAACGCCGTACCGCTGGCCGGGGGATTGCTAAAAGTAAACGTCGTGTTCTCTGTCAGAGTGTGACTGAAAGCGTTGCCGGCCTCGCAATCGATTGTCGTCGCATTGGAGCTAGACGTAACCGCTGCATAAGTTTCGTTGTAGCTGTCTACTAAAAGCTCTCCAGTAATATCAACGTCGCCGGTGTATGACGCGCCAACTTTTGCATCTAGCTGGGTTTGTATCGCGCTTGTTACGCCGTCTACATATCCTAACTCGGTTGCTGTCAGAGTTCCCGGGATACCATCTAGAACGTTAAGCTCGGCTGTCGTAACAGTTGCACCGTCCAAAATATTAAGCTCGCTTGCTGAAGCCGTGACGCTAAAATCAGCTAAAGAATTGTTCGCGCTGACTTCAACGCCGCCACCCATGCCAGAATGATTAGAGCAATAATAATACAAGTCGTATGGAGCATCTTGCTCGAGAGTAACCTCGACATAGCTGCCAGAAGAGCCAGCCGTTCCGACAGTAGTCACCCCAGTTGTAAACGCGCTGCCGCCGCCATGAGTTCCGTCTGATGTAGTACTTAGTAACAATGGATGCCCTGAGTTAGAGGCATCACTTTGATCGAAACGATATGTTACTGAGGGTGTAAGTCTCGCTTTTTGATTTGCCGTACCGTCTAGCAAAAAGTTTCCGCCAGAAACTGTAACTGCAATTGAGGCGACTGAAGGAACGCCGGAGCGAGGGAAGGTTACGTCAACATTACCTGATCCATCTTCAGGCGAAATAGTTATCGAACCGCTTGAACTATTTAATTTTAAGGCCATGAATAATCTCCTAAAGTGGTCTTTTCTCTGTAAAGTTGTTTACAACTAGCTTTGAGTTTGCCGGGATTGTAAGCGTAACGCCGTTATTAATTGCTGTTTGACTGCCTGTTTCGTATTCAACATTAGCGCCGAGCGTCTGATCGGTCGAAATAGTAACCGAGCTGTAATGATAAACTTCATTTTTGCCAGCCGATATAAATACAACAGCCGACCCGGACAGCGAAATTGCTGCGTCTGAATTACTGCTTTCTAAAACTTGCCGGGAAAGCGTGGTTCCGCTGTGAGTGTATACTCCTCGTCCGACCTCGTAGCTCGCCCCAGAATTGTCCTCGATAACATAAGAAACGACGTCTCCATCTGAGACGCCACCATCAGCGAAAGTTTGATAACCGCTTTCCGCCGCGCCCAAGGTAATCGGCGAAGACGTCCCGGTTGAGGAGGTCGCGACTTTTACCCGGTTTGCTAGAACAACCATATCTCACCTATGCGAGTTGAAGCACACCATTAGCCGCTGAGAAATCGAGCGTTAAGCTGTCGCCATCGTTAAGAGTGAGTGAAGAGCCGTAATCGTAATATCCAATTAAAGGATCGGCCGGGGAGGTTACAGTATCGTTGTAAATATAAACGTATCTAAAAGGACCAGTTGAACCGCCGCTCGATGTAAGCGTTAAGTCAGCTAAAACTAGCTTATAAGTTCCGCTCGATTGTGTAGACGATGAAGTCGTTACATTGCGCGAGCTTAAATTTGTGTAAGCAATTTGAGTAACGTTCGCAAGGATGCCATTGCTATCGCCGGAAGGATCGGAACTTTCTGATCCGGGAGCCGTGTTAGAAAGCGCCACAACAACTTGATCGCTTTCAAGGTCCATATTGTGAACCGCATTCACAACAAAATCATTTACTTTATTAAAGGTAGCCATTGTCAATCTCCAATGTTGAGGCTTTCTCAGCTCATTTTACTGTAACCGAGAGGGTTAGAAAAATTTGTTTTTTTGATTAAAAAGCTAGTCCGGCTTGTCCGGGAAGCTTACATTCGAGGGATCGGAAACTGTTCCCGGTAAGTCCCTCAAATTCTGTCGATAGGTTGCCCATTCTGTTTTTTTACTGTCACTAAGAGGACTGTCTAAAGCTTGCGTCCAGTCGCTATCCGTTAAGTAGCCGTTGCGTCTATTTCGCAATATCGTCCAAGCTCGATCTGTTTCCGCTTGGTCAATATCCGATTGCGCTTTTCTAACTGGCTGATTGTCAACGATAGTATATTCATCGCTCGAATATGATCCTAGTATATTTGGTGTATTCACAAGCGCGTCTTGATCTGTTCCTGTAAATACATATTCAATCACGCCAGTTTCAGCGTTGTATTTAGTATATTTATTCATCGGTATCGTCTCAATATAGTAAGCTCAAGCTTGCAGCTTGGATTTGTAATTCCGCTTAAACCAGAAATTTTTACCTTTACGTTTTTTGTGCCGGAACCAACCGTCGCGCCACCGCTTAAAGTTTGCAAACCTAAAAGAATACTCCCAGTAATATTTATCCCAGAAACCTCAGAGCCATCAATATATAATTGATAAGTAGCAGTGTCTCCTGATCCAGCCGATCCAAATACTGCTAAGTTAGCTATAGCTATTATACTTCCAGAATAGCTCATACTCACATTAGTATCTAAGTCTGTTGTTTGACCATTCGTTAAGGTTGTCGTTCCGAAAGAGCCAGTGCTTGAAAGCGTAATACTTTCCCCAGCAACTTTAAGTGTATCAACAGCCGCATTTGCTATTTTAGCGTTTGTGATAACGCTGTTATCAATCATTGCGGCCGACGTGATTACGCCGCTTGCAGCAAGAACGCCAGCATCGATAGAGTTAGCAACAATATTATCAGCAGCGACAACGCGGCCAGATATTTGAGCCGCTGCTATTGTCCCGGTTAGTTGACTAAAGTCAACGCTACCAGCGCTTGCGACTGTGCTCGCCCAGCTTGATCCGTTCCAATAGTATAACTGTCCAGTTGTCGTTAAAAACACTTGCTGATTTGTATAATCACCGCTGGCCGGTAACGACGAGACTGGCTCAATAATATCTTTCCCAGCATTAATAAATATTTGCCGGACGCCGTTTGCAAAGTCCGCGTCGTCTAGAAAAGTTGTCGTTGCATTTACGCTTGATGTAAACGCCGACTTGTTGCCACTAAAATCAACCGATTTTAAAAAGTAATATTGAGTTACATTTAAGCCTAAGTTTGTCCGCGTAAATGTGCTCCCGGAACTCGTTCCGACAAGTGTAGCGCCAGCGCTTGAATTTGACGTATTCTCGTAAATCTCAACAAAGTTTAAATCGCTGTCAGCCGGGTTTGTCCAATTGATATCAATATATTTGAAGCCACCAACAGCGCTTATAGATGTAGGCAATCCGGGAGCCGTTACATCGCCGCCGCCGGTGAATGTTACACTAGCAAACGCGCCTTGACGTCCATCCGTTGTAATCGCTCGAACTCTCAACGTGTACTCAGTGCCGTCGATTAGAGGAGAAAGCTCGATCGAGGTTTCCGGCGTTGTCGTCGAGTTATAGTTGCTGTCGGCTGTCGGCTTCCATTGTATCTCATAATGAGAAACAAAAACGTTTGCCGGAGCTGTCCAGCTTAGGATTACGCTATTGATAAACGTTCCGTCGCCCTGAGTGCTTCCGCCTCCACTAGCGGTAAGATTGTTAATCGTTAAGCCAGCTCCAGGATCGGCTAAGTTAGTGTTATTGCTAGTAAAATCGCTTTCCTCTGCGTTCCAATCATAGGCCGCTGAGCTTGTTTCTCTAAGCGTTAAATTGATTTTCTGACTTGCATTTTCGCCGTCGTTAAAGAACTTCCATCCAACGACCTCAAACTCTTTAGCAGAGAAGCCATATCTAGAATTAGTAATCGCAACGACGTCGCCGACCTCTACATCAAACGCTCGGAGACTAAAGTCCGCTGACAGCGTAAGCTGTTCCCGGGAGCGGTAAAGCGTCATTTTAGCTAAACGCTGAGCCATCGTTTTCGACGTTGTAAATGGAAGCGCCAAGTCGATCGCGCTCTCGATATTATTATCGTCGCTTATAAAAGTTGTCGATCTAATCTCCGGGTAGTCCGCCGAGATATAATCCAGACTTGCATCGTTAAACGTACCGCGAACGACGTTAAAGTTGTTACGCCGAGAATGCTTTGTCTCGAGCGTAATCGGTCCGCGAAAGTCGTCCATTGTAAACGTCTCGACTGAGGCGTTGTAATCCCCGGCCTTAAGATGCCACTTGCCTTGACCCCAGAATAGCGATCCCTGACAAGACGTCATTAAGTCCGCGAGGATATCTCCCGGCGCTCGATCGAGCGAGATAACGCCGTGACATTCGTATCTTTTCTCAGTTCCGCCAGCGCTTAGACTTACCGTTTCATCACATACGTTAGCCGCCGTCGAAAAGGTCGTCTCATTTATATCGCCCGAGCTATCGAGGCCATACTTTGAAATCAAGTAATCTCGAACACATAACGCTGAGTTACTGGAATAAGCAGTCGTCGAGTTGCGAGGATCAAAAACCTTTTTGCCTTTTACTCTTGTTGTAAATAATGGAACGCCTTGAGCGAAGACGTTTTGATCGTATTCCATGCGAACATAAAAACAAGCAATGCCCTGACCGCGAAAGTTTGTATCGTCGCCAGTTTGTTTATTCGCCCAGCTCGGCCCATCAGTTAAAGCGTTTAAAGTTGTATATACGTTTTGAGTAGGGGAGCCGGTAAACTCTTTGATTAGAATTTTCTTATTACCGTCAGCGTCAGAATAATCTGTTTCAGTTACAAACCCGGAGCTATCGAGAGTAACCGCCTCGTCATTAATATAAAATTGCTCAAACGAATTTATTTCGTGTCCAGCAACAGTAATAATCATATGTAAATATTCGTTGTCAGTCCCGGTTGCTTCCATGTAAGTAATGACGCCGCCTTTGCGGATTTCGCCATATACTGCATCTTGGACGCCGGTCGCGTCCCGAGTGTTTACGAGTAATCCTCGAGAACCCATTGAGCCAAAATTTGGCCGAGGCATCAACGCATTGATCGCCCAGCTTGCGACTAAGGTAACGCCAATATACGTCGCTGTAAGAGCAAAGAAAGCCGCCGTCCCACCAGCCGCCATAGCTCCCGGGAAAAAATAGTTTGCCAGAACCTCAGGCATCCTTGGCGAAGTTTCCCATCGCTTATGACGCATGACATTATAAGGCTCGAGGCTATCTTTCATTTTTTAATCCATGCGTTTTCTGTCCTCGCTATGCGAAGAAAGACAAGTTTTGTTTTTCCTAGAAAAGCCGCCTTATTACCCAGCGATATCCCCAGCGCTTTCTCTATATCCCAAACGTTACTCCCGGGAGCTGTTACTAGCGCCCCTCGAGGAGCTACGCCCTCAATCCTTTTTAACTTGCTGTCGAGCGCTTCCTCGAGCGAGTTAAATCCAAACGTCTTAATAAGCTCAGGCTTTCGCATATATAAACCGCCTGAGATATATTTCCCGGCCCAATCGTCGGCCCAGCCTTGTCCGTACATTCTGCGAAAAGCTTCATTCGTAAACTGAAAACAGTCGTGAACGTGCCACATAAAAGCATTGTTGCGAACTTCGTCGATGTATTCATTCAGCGCTCTATAATCATTCATCGACTGTCGATCGGCCCCAAGGGATTTGTTTATCAGCAAGCCGAGCAACCCATTTAAAAAACGTATCGTCGGAGCTTGAATAGCCTTCTGTTGCTATTGTCGCTTGGTGACTTTGATCGGTATACCGGCGAACGTTTGGCCGCTCGAGCGTAATTAATCTACTTTCAACGCTCATTGTAATGCTCGAAGTTCCGCCGTCGTCGAGGATTGTCATTTGATCCATAAAGCCACTAAAGACCTCGACCACTGAAGAAACGCCAAGCACTCCCCAATATATCCGACAAAGCCGACCTTGATAATCATTCGTCAACGCATATGAAACGATCGAGCTGTCTAGACCCGAAAGCGTTAAGTTTGTCCCTATAGCAGTTAAATCGCCAGTCTCCTCAAGCCCTTGTATTTCGAGGAGGCTCCCGGTTCCTAAGTAAGTGTTTGAGTTGATCGTCCTATCGCCTATGCCAGTCCATAGCCTTACCGTTGCTCCCTCGAACTGTAGCTCGACGGCGTAATAAGGCTCGATATCTTTTAAGTCGCCAGTCGGATCGCCGCCGTCGTAAAGAGCGTTAAGAAGTGTACTATCGATCGTTCTCATATTGCCTCGACCGCTCCGAAAGTAATCCCATAAACAGCGAGATTGTTGACGCTCCAACTCGCCTCATTACTTGACAATCTAAAAGCGCCCACCGGGGAGCTAAGGTCAGCGGCAACGCCGGAAGCGTCAGCTCTTAAAGACGGCCAAATCTCAAGAGTTCCTGAGCCAGAGCTGTCCTCGAGGACTTTGTAAAGCCGAGCTTGTGACGTCGTGCCTAGCTGAAAATAATCACCAGCTAACAAGGTTCCTGATTTTGCGACTGTAACCGATCGATCACCAGCGGACCCGGTAATTGTAGCAGCGCTCGCTGTGCCTCGCGGAGAGTTGCGAAATGGGTTTCCGAGGAGGAATGTGCCAAACTGACCCCTTAACGCTGTCAGCCAAGCGCTCCACGCCTCAGCGTCCGCCTCTCGCATTGGTTTTAGTGTAATATCCGCTGACCACATTTCCCCGGCGTATGCGTGAGCTTGCCCGGTAAAAGTAAACGGCGAACGAGAATAAGCGACCGCGTTGATTGCTGTCAGCGTTATCTCTGAGACTGAGTTTGTTGCCGGGAGTGAGAGAGGGTAAGAAATCGCCATCAGTTAAAAGCCCTTTTATATTGTCCGCCTCTCATTTTCGCGTCGGCGACAGCTCCCTTTGTTGCCTCGGCTATTTGCGGCATCATCGATTTTATTTCTGTTCTAACCGTTTGCTGGACGCCAGTTGTCACATTAATCGACTGATTTACGACAACGCCTGAGCCGCCGCCGAAAGCGTTCATCGTCTGAGCTGGACTAAGCAATCTCCCGGGAGTGCTTGGGATAAAAAGCTCGCGTCCACTTTCGCCGGTCATGTATGCCTTGCCAGCTTGCATCTGTCGGCCGTGAGCACCTCCCGGGAAAGCAAAGCCACCGCCGGGAACAGCAGTAAAACCCAGAGCGCCCATTGCTGCGTTGACTAATTGTTGCACAACGAGCACTCGATAAAGCTCTCTTACAACAGCTTGAGCTGTGTTTTTCATTGCGTCCTTGAAGCTCTCAGCTCCCTCGAGGCCAGCCATAAACGCATTTGTTAAGCCATCCTCGAGCGCGTCGGTTACTTGTGCAAACCCGGTCGCCTCATCTTTAGCGCGTTTCATTTGAGCGCGTAGCTGGTCTATAAGGACCGCTTTGTTTGCGATCTCTTGCCCGGTTAATCTCTCGAACGTATTTAGATTTTCTAGATTATTTACATAATCAAACGTTGCAGCGCTAAGAGGATCAAGAGTGTTTAATAAATCTTGATAACTGTTCTTTGCATCTTCGATCGCCGCCGCTGCGTCCTCTTGTGTTTTTTTGGCGTCGTCCTGTTGTTTCTTTGTTAGTATTCCTCCGGGTTGATTTGACAGAGCATTTACGTTTCCGCCACCTCCTATTTTTACCGTTCCTAGATCGACAACGTCGTCATCTGTTAGGTTTCCAAATTCTACGACATTTCCATTCTTATCGAGTGTAAAAACTCCAGTATTCGACGGATCGCCTTTGTCCATATTTGCGAAAGCTGCATCGTCCGCCGCTTTATCAATTGCTCTTTGTTCTGCGCTTATTTGAGCACCACCGGGAGGACCACCGCCGCCAAGAAACCCAGCGATTTTTTCCGAAGCGTCTAAAACTTTTGGGAGAATGTCATTTGTAAATCGCTCAACAATACGAATTATTTGATCGCCGTTTTCTAACAATGCCTCCGATATCAAAGTGTTCATTTGCCCGGTTAGCTCTTGCATCTTCTCGCGAAGATTTTCAGCGCCCTCGAGAGCGTCTTCAGACAAAATCCGACCGGCGTCCTGAGCCTTTTCGCCAAGTCGTTCAAACTCAGCGCCGTTATTTCTTAGGAGAGGGAGGAGGGCTGTTGCGTCCGACGCGATCGCTTCCATGAAAAAAGTCATTTGCGATTGTGAGACGTTCGCCTTTTCTAAGCTGCTAACGTATAGTTGCAAAGCTTGTGGACCAGACAAGCCGCGAAAATTGTCCGCCGTAATTCCAACGAGCGGAGCAATGGTTTCAAAGAAATCGACCATCGGTCCCTGACCAGTAATCAGAAAGTCGCCGACTTTGTCGTTTGTGTCCTTAATAATATCAGACAACTTGTCTTGCTCGACGCCAACAGTTCGAGCCGCCGCCGCTAATTTCTGAAACTCAGTTGTATTAACACCAGCAATCCGGGCAAGATCGGAGATCGCCGCTGCATTATTAACGATCGAGTTTATCGCTCGAACTGAGAAAACACCGGCAAGAATAGGAGCCAACGCTTTGACCGCCGTTCCTACACCCTTAAAACCTTTTGCAGCTTTGCGCGTTTGCTTATCGATCTTAGCGCCAAATCGATCAACTTGTCGTTGCGTCCGGGCTAAATCTTTTGAAAACTGCTTTTGTTGTAGGCTTAAAATAACATTAAGCTCGCTCGCTTTAATCGCCATTCTTATCCATACCTTTCAGCGAGCGCTCTTACTTTCTCCAGTGAGGGAGCGTCGGAGCCGGGTTTTTTCGGAGAGTGTGCTTCGTTCCAACCATCGAAAACAATAAACGTATCGAGGGGGATCATATCTCTAATTTCGTTTGGTTTGTAACCAGCGGCGACCGCTGATTTAATCATTCTTCGGACGTTAAGACGTTCTGGGTTTCGCTCGTATTCATCTTTTTTTTTACTTCCGGCTCATCAAAAATATCGGGCATAAAAGCAACGCCAACAATACTTTGAGCAAGCTGGTAAAATTTTAACAACGCTTCGGGTCCAGCGTCCTCAACAATCTTGTCCGCTTTTATATCCGACAGTCCGCCACCAACGAGCGAGAGCGCGACAAGATCGCGAACCTCCCGGGAGCTTGGTTTTTTGCCGTCGTCATAAAAGCCGTTCCAGAGTTCAAATATTCCCCGGTGCTTGTCCTCAAAACGCTCGATCTCTCGATTGCGTAAAATCATCGTGTAAGTAACGCCGTCGATTTGATCGACGACGCCACCCCGGGGAGCTTCAGCCGTTATTGCCATATATTAAGCGGCCGTAAATGTTACCGTTCCAGTGCTTTCGAGAGAAGCTGAAAAAGTTACAGAACCCTCGCTCTCGCCGCCAAGCTCAAAGCTTGTTACGCGGAAAGCGCCAGCGTAGGTTCCAAAATCCGGCACAATGATCTGAAAGTTAGCAGAGTTATCCGCTGCCATTGCGACTGTGTTCAGCCTCGCTTCAGCGGTTTCATCTAAGAAAATACCGTCGCCGCTAACGCTAAAAGATTTTAACCCATTTAATGACGACGCAAATAGAGCGCCCTCCGGCGTTGTCGCGTCCGGCGTTGTAACGTCAATGCTTGAATTGTTTATGGTAATTGATTTTGAATTAATACCGGCTAAAGTTGTAAAACTTTCTGAGCCGCCGCCGTCCCCAATTTTCAAAAGAAAGGCGCGTCCGAGTTGCTTTGCCATTTAAGTTCTCCATAATAGCAGATTAAGCGCTTGCCCAGAGCGCGAAGGTTGGGGCTTAGCCTCAAGAGGCTTGCAGCATTGCCGAGAATACAACGGTCGCGACATTACCGCGCTCGTCTCGTTCTCGATCAATGAAATAGTTTTCGCAGATAAGCTCGACCAAAGTGTATCCAGTTAAAGAGACGCTTGCCTCTTGTCGATGCAAGGCGGCTCGTATTGCTTCGGCCACTTGCGTCGCTTCGACCCGGCCAGTCGCTCGACTAAATCCCTCGATCGTTAAAGCTACCTCAGCTCCTAGCGAGCCATCAGTATCGCTCGAGGTCGGTTCTATTCTCCCAAAGCGTATATAGGGAAACGTAACGCCCTCGGGAGGCTCGTCATACACTCTCGTCGATACGAGGTCAGTAATAGAGCTATCGGCCACGAGGGACGCTCTTATTCCCTTTTGTAGCTCGAGAGCAAATCCATTACTCATTTTTTCAATCCTACTTCTTTACGCGCTTTCAATAACGCTCGCGTCATTCTGCCCTTGTGCTTGGCTGTCCCGAGCTGTCGAGCGCGTCCGACAAAAGGTATTCCGACCGTCTCACCACGATCGCCTTTTCGACGACCGACGTGTATCGCGACCGCCTTGATTTGATCTTCTTTGTTAGATCGAGCGGCTTCCGCTGAGATACGGCGACCGCCGTCCTCGCGCTGGATATACATTTCGTTCTTAAGCTCGCCGGTATCTTGTGGAGCCATCATTCGCATATACTTTAAAACTTCTTTTGCCGTCTTTTCCTGAGCTGCGATAATGTTTTTTTCGTATGCTCCCGGGAGCTTCTTGAGCGCTGTTTTTAGTTCCTTAGAACGAAACACGCCTTTAAAATTCATGTTGCGACGCCTTTTTCGAGCATCATTTCGATTATAGTCCCTTTAGCGTCAAACTGCGAAATCGATCGGATTGACCAGTTTGTATTCCGGGCAACGACGCGATCGGCGATCGTAACTGTCTTTGTTGAGCTGTCCCGGCGAACTTTTAAGCTTGCTCGAGATACATCGGTTAAAACGCCTTGCTCGGTTCTTTGCTGACCGACGCGCTCGTTAAGCTCACCCATGCGCGTTAGATGGTCGCTGAATGTCCCGGTCGTGTTTCCATATTCATCAGTTGTCGCGGCCATTCGCTGAAACGTAACGCGGTCGCGCATTGCGCCAGCCCTAGCCATACCAAGAGCCTCGCTCAAAATCCATAAGCGCTTCGAAGCCGTGAGGTAAAGTTTTGGATATCGTACCTAGCAGCTCATTCTCTCGATTTTCGTACCAGTGTCCTATAAGCATCATAAGCCCATGTCGGACAGTTTGAGGGACCGTTCTAGCCGTGTCACCGTATCCAATCACGTATTCAATTTTGATTGCATCGTCGCGAACAAAAACAGTCGGCCAGTTTTGCCCGGACTTCGGTTTTATAATTGTTTGGCCCGGACGACCAAGAACATGATAATTGCTCAGAGTGTCAGTTTGCAAAGCGTTGTCGGCGTCATAATATTTTATTGCGCTGACTGACTGAATAGGGCCGAGGGAAAGCGTTACAGTTCCGGGATTTGGTGCAACCCATTCTCCCCAAGTCTGTGTAATCATTGCTTTCCCAAGAGTGCCGGTAACGTCTACATAATCGATCGCCGCTTGTATCAGGCGAGCAATCAAAGCGTCTTCGTCGTTGTGCTCAATTCGAAGCTGGTTTTTAACCTCGGATAAAGTCAACGGCTCAGTCGCCGGAGCTGTTACTAGCTCTATTCGATGTTGTAGACTTAAGGTCGGCATTTTTAATCCTTAGATTTATTCGCCACCGCTGTTTTCTTCGCCGGTGTTTTCTTTGTTGCTGTCTCTATTTTTGTTTCCTCGACTGGCTCCGCAATACCTCGTTCAATATAGCGCTTTGCCTCGTCGTTATTGGCAACCTCAATTATATCTCCCCGGTTATGGGAAAATTCTATTCCGGCCATCGATTGTAATAATTTTAATTTCATTTAATCGCTCCTTAATTGGGAGGAGGGCGCGAACGCCCTCCGAGGTATTATGCTTGAACTAAATGCTTGATCGCCGCTGTGTTAGCGAGCACGCCATCTACTCTAAGGAAGCCTAGGATCGCAAGGTCCGGGGCCATGCGCTCTGTCAAAATCTGAATAGATATGCCGCCAGCTTTACGGACATAATATTTTTTCATATCGCCGAAAAGAATTGTTTTCTTAGCGGTCGCTATGCTGTCCATTGCCTGATTTACTACCACTGGATAGCCAAGGATGTTTTGAGGAATACCGGCTTGATAGTTGCCCATCTGCCAGAGATAGTTTCCGTTCCCATCTTTTAGCTTTCTAATGGCTGCGAGAGTGCTATCGTTCATCATCATCGCGCTTGATGGGCTTTGACGATAAGCCGGATCGACTGAGTGAATAAGATCAATGATTTCATCCGCTGCAATAGCCGTCGCGCTTGCCGCTGTCTTACCAGCCGTTGAGTTTGTTACGATACCCTCAACGTCGCTTGAACCGCTTCCAGTTGTCAATTTGCTGTTAGCAATTCTTCCGAGACGCTCACCAACTAGACCGCCGAGCAAGCTTTCCATATTCAAAATGCTGTCAGCGTTTAGCTCGGCCGACCAGCGTATGAATTCACTATTAAACGCGAACGCCGAAACTGACTTGGACCCAAAAACAGCATCGGAACCTCCGTCATTTGTTGGGTCTGCACCCTCAGTATGAGCCACCGCAACCTTAGCAGTATCGTCGATAGTAGGAATGTCAAACTGACGTCCATCAGCCGTTTGAATAACTGAGAATAGATCGGATGTATACATCGGACCAGACGCCGCCATTGCTTCTTCGATAAACGTTGCCATCTCGGTCGGAACAGTAAAACCACCAGCGGAATTTGTGCCGACAGTTTGAACTCTTTTTTCCAGAAGAACGGATCGAGTTTCTGCGTCAAGATTAGCCTCGCCGCCTTTTGAGATATACTCAGCGAATGCAGTGCGATAATCTTTTTGAAAGCCAGCATCGACCGCCTGAGTTTGGCGACCTTCCGGGGCCGGGATTTTAGAAGTATCAGGCTCAGCTAATTTAGCTTGTAAAGCTTCTGCTTTTTCTTCGCGAGCGATACGCGCTTCAAGCTTGTCAGCGTCTGACATCATTGCGTCGAACTCTCTTTCGATTTCGACGGCTCTTTCTTCAGTTGTATTGTCGTCAATTTCAGACAACTTAGATCGGGCCTCAGTCGCTATATTAGCGAATTGCTCCCGAAGAGATTTAAGTCCAGACATTACGTCTCCTTACGTTGCGAGCTTGCCCAAGGCTCGGGGGAGGAAAAAAATGGGCCAAGATCGGGAGCACCCGATCCTATCTCAAATAA